GGACAGGTACTAACGATGGCTGGGGTATTTATCGATATTTCGGGTAATGCACTGCCCCGCCTGAGCCAAATTGCAACAACCAGTGAAAGAGCTACCGATGTATTGGACGATATCGGCGCATTTTTAGACATGGACGTCACCACCCGCTTTTTACGTGAAATGACACCTGAAGGGCGTAAGTGGGAACAGTCACAAGCTGCAAAAGACCGTGGCGGTTTAACACTAACCGATACACGCAGCTTAGCTGGCTCTGTTACACACAACGTAAGCTACAACACGTTAGTGCATGGCCTTGGTGAAAAGTATGCCGCCATACACCACTTTGGTGGTGAAACAGGACGCAATAAAAACGTGAAGCTGACTGCTCGGCCAATACTTGGCATAGCTGCAATACAAGAAGCAGAAATTAACGACATCGTTGAAGACTGGTTAATTTAAAGTGAGTTTAAAGAGGGTTTAAATGTCATTTAACTTTGATTTAAACAAGGTCGAAACCGTCCTTAAACAATCTGCAATTAGAGCAACGCTTGGGTTTTCAAGTGACTTTAACGAAGTGAGAAAACGTGCGGTGCATAGTTCGCACCTATTTGTTTTGCCCCTTGCTGAAGATAACCAGAATACAAACCAAGTACCAGGGCTTGATGAATACCAGGTGCATGAAACATTTGCAGTGATGATTGTTATTCCTTGCCTAACGGGCAACGCAACGAGCAATGCCGAAATTAAAGAGTTAAGAGGCCAAGTGAAAGAAGCCTTAGCCGGTTGCCAGTTTCAAGGATGGGACCCGATTAAGCTCGATAAAGGCCGCACTGTTGAGCTTAACAAAGAAACAAACAACTTAATTTATCAGTGCCAGTTCAGTGTGACTGGTATTCATACCGTAACTGTGAAGGTGATGCCATGAGCAAACAAACCGAATCGCAATCGACAAAACCAGCACCAGAAAAAGGCGTTGTAATTACAGAGCCTAAAGTGTCTCGTGCTATGGCCATTGCGAACAATGTAAACAAGGTACTTTCGAGTAACAAGGCATCTCGTACAGAGCTTGCTGGTGCCTTTAACTTGAAAGATGGCGAGTTAATTAAAGTGGAGAGTAAATCATGAGCTGGCGCTTTAAAGATAAGTTAATTTTAGCCGATGCCCTGGGCACCACACTCACAGGCATGCATGCAATTTACGCAAGTGAAGTTGAACTTGCCATCGAGAACGAAAGCGAAAAAGACGAGCTAGAAACAAGCTACAGCGGTGCAAGTCTTGAAACGTTTTACGGTGAGCACATTAGCCTTAACTTTAAAACGCCTCTTGCTATGAGTGGCACGGCAGGTAATGAGCCTGCCTTTGCGCCCCTATTACTTGCCTGTGGCATGGTGCAAGTTGCTGATGCGAGTAGCGTGACATTTACCAAAGGTGCAGCTGTTGCTGTTAAGTGCTTAGTTCGCTTTGGTAAGAACACGCATGAAATAAGCGAAATGAAAGGTAATGTGAGCTTACAACTTGAAAAAGGTAAGCCAATGCTGAATTGGCAGTTTAAAGGCTTATTTAGTGCGCCTATTGCAAGTGCTGCTGCGCCTGCTGTGGATTGGGCCCGTTGGGTTCGCCCTGAAGTATTGGGTGTAAGTAATAGCTCTGACTTTAAGTTAAACGATACACAGCGTACTTTGCACAAGCTTACCGTGGACTTGGGTAATAACGTGGTATTTGACCGTGCCATTAATCACGAAGAAATTATGATCACTGGTCATGAAAGCAGTGCCAACTTTACGCTTACAGCTGAAGAACTGGCAAGCTTCAACCCCTTCGATGATGTTGGCAAAGTACAGATGTTTGAATTTACGCACGGTACAGCTGTTGGCAAAAAAGTCACCATTATTGGACGCTATCAAATGCCCCACCCTAAATACACAAGCCTTGACTCTGAATTAACAGGTTATGAGTTTGATGGAAAGCTGGTACCGAGTGGTGCGGGTTACGATGAATTAACCATCGTATTTGAGTAATACCATGCGTTTTCAAGCCGTCAACGTCACAAATATCGACACAGGAAGTGTTGAATTTTACACGGTCATTGCAAAGCCAAAGGGAAAAGCGCCAAGTTACTGCAAAGATAGCAGTGGCATTCTTAAATTTAGTAGTCATAAAGCCGCAAAGGATGAGGCTAAACGACTGACTAATGCATATAAGTGAACTTAAAAATGAAATTAAAACTTTTAGAAGAATTGAAAAACGCATCAGCTGAAGCGCCGCTAAATTTTACCTTTGCGGGAGTGCTATTCAAATTCACAGCGAAAATTAAAATTGTTGATGATAAAACGCTTGATGAACTTACGAATAAGCAAAACTCGAATGATAAGGATATTGTTCGTGAATTGCTTGTTGGTTGGGATGATTATGTAGACGAAGGCAAACAAGTGCCCTTTGCAACCGACACACTTGAAGAAATGCTTGCGTTTCCTGGTTTAACTGCACGGTTAAGTGTTGAGTGTATTAACGCGCAATACCGTGTACAGGAAAAAAACTAAACGATGTTGCTAGGTGGTTTGTGGGCGACCTAGCAACACAAAGCCAAACATTAGATGACGACGAAGCCCATTTTGGCGCACCAGTAAAGGAAGCGCCTAAAAACGACAAAGACGACACATTATTTGTATTGCCGGCTAATCACGTTGCAGTAATTGCTATAACAACTGCATCGAGTCAATGGCAGTTAGATAATAACGGGGTTGAGTTTGCCCTTGATTATGCCAGGGCTGATATTGCATGGCGCTATGCAGATATAACACTGACCCCACCCGACTTTGACAAAGTACAAACCCTTGAGCGCACCATAATTGGATTAATAAGGCGACCTGATGAGCAACAACTTGAATTTGGCGTTACGCTTAAGTTATGACGGCAAAGCTGTTACTGCAGGTGCTCGCCAAAACGTAAACGAACTCAACCGAATTAACCAGGCTGTACAACGCCAAAGTGCAGCCAACCAACAATTAGGTGTAAGCCAAGCGGCTGTGATGCGCCAACAAGGTGCGATGACGCGCCAGCTCGGTTTAATGAATACGGCTTACGGCCAATTAGGTGCAACGCTCACTACCCTTGTTAGTATTGGTACCGCGACGATGTTTGTACGTGATACTGGTGCTGCACAACTCCTCGATACTCGATTGAAGGGCTTAACAAGCTCAGTGCGTGAATATGAAAAGGTGCAAGCCTATTTATTTGAAACGTCTGACAGACTGAATACCAGTTACAACACCCTCGCCGATTCATACAGTAAAATATTAACCCTACAAGATGCGGGGGTTGTTACCCAAGAGCAAGGCATTGCAATACTTGAAGGTATGGCCAATGCAGCCGCTAAAACGGGTGCTAGTAATGTACAACTAGGCCAAAGCTTGTTTGGTATGACACAAGGTATGACTGCGGGTGTGTTACGTGCTGAAGAGCTAAACCAAGTCACTGAGCCAATGCCTGGCTTATTACAAAAATTGGATAAGGCAGCTGGTAAAGCCGCTGGCGGTTTTAGACAAATGGTGAACGATGGCCAAGTAACAAGCCAAATGTTCAAAAACTATTTGATCAAAGCACTAGAAGATTATGCGGGTGCAGCTGAAGCGACCGAAGGCAAAATAAACGCAAGCTTTGCTGAAATGGGCAATGAATATCAGCGCTTAATTCGTAAATATGAAGAGCCAGTCAACTTTGCTGTTACCAGTGTTGTGGGCAGTATAACTGACACAATGGCTTATTTACGCGAGAACGAAGAGGTAGTAGACGATTTAGTATTTGCTGCTGGCGCATTAGCCACTGTGCTGGCTGGGCGCTTAGTATCGAGCCTTGCGGCAAGTGCGCAAGGATATATTGCGAACGTTGCAGCCAAGAACCAAGCATTAATAGCTGATGCGGCTTTAGCTAAAAAAGCAAATGAAGCTGCAATTGCTGAGCATCAACGAGCATTAGCAGAGCAAGCTGGTGCACAAAGACAGCTTGCTATGGCACGTAATACGGCAACAAGAGCCGCCGCCATAAACAACTTAGCATTAAGAAATACGCAAGTAGCAGCAACACAGGGTGCTGTAAACGCAACAACCAATGCCTACACAGCCATAGCAGGTAGAGCAACATTAGCTGCCCGTGGTCTTGCAACTGTTATGGGGCTTTTAGGTGGGCCAGTTGGTTTGATCATGACTGCTGGTATTGCATTGACATATTTTGCATCACAAAGTGATGATGCTAAAGACTCTGTTAATGAACTAAAAGAAGCAACAAGGGATCTTAACCCTTATGCAAACCTTACGGGTAAACAAGCTGAGGGCTTGTTACTGCTAGCTCAAGGCCGCATAAAAAATGCAATTCAACTAGCAGATGAAGCTAGGCAGCGATTTAACAATCCGTTTTTGCAAGGGAAGTTTTCGGATGTTGAAGCTGCTGAAAAACGCGTTACCGACCTTAAAAATGAAATTGTTGCGCTACAACAGGTTTTGGCTATTAAAGAGCAAGAAAAACCGAAGCCGAAAACCACAGTAAACTCTGCCCTACCAGAAAATATTAAACGCCTGCAACAAAGCTTACTTGGTGAAGAAGCCAAGTTAAAAGCCAGTTATGATAAGCGTCGCCAAATGGTGGTCACTGCACGTGAGAACGATGCGGCCAATAAAGTAAAATACGATGCGATCCTAAAGCAGTTGGATTTGCAGTATAGTGAAGATGTAAAAGCGGTTGTTGCTAAGCGTGAGGCTGAGAAAACACGTATTCAAAATCAGGCTGAAGAAAAACGCAAAAATGATTTACAGCGTGATTTAGATAATCGAATTGCAGTGATTAAAGGCCATGCTGATCGTGATGCTTTAGCAGCTTACAATAATGAATTACGTGTTGAGCAAGCCAGACAGCAAGCCCGTGTAGATGCAGCAAGACGGGCTACATTAGGCATTGCTGCTAATGATGACAGTGGCGAACTTGAATACAATGCTGACAATCAGATCCGTGATATTGAACGTCAAACCGAACTAAATGCAGCTGCTGGCTATTACTCGCAGCGCGAAGCAGATGAAGCCGCACACCAGGAGCGTTTATTTCAAATAAAAAACCGCTATGCAGGTGCCTTACAAAGTAACATTGTTGCTTTTGCTAACTTTGAGAAACAAACTGAAGCAGACAAAGCACAAGCCATTGTAGGGTTAGGCGCTGCCACCTTTAAAAGCATGGCTGGCCAGAGTAAAAAAGCGTTTAAAGCATATAAAGCCTTTGCTATTGCACAAGCTGTGATCAACACCTATCAAAGTGCAACAGGTGCGTTTACCTCTCTTGCTTCTATACCTGTAGTTGGCCCTGTTCTTGGTGGAATTGCAGCTGCTGCGGCAATTATGCAGGGGATGCAACAAGTCAGACAAATTAAAGCACAGCAGCCAGCAGGTATTGCACACGGTGGTTTAGATTACGTACCAAATGAATCAACCTATGTATTACAACGTGGTGAGCGTGTACTAAGTCCTAAACAAAACATTGAAATTAGCCAAATGGCGCGCCGCTATAACGCAGGAACTGCTGCAGCCAATGACTCAGTAAGTCGAGGTGTTACATTAAATATAACAAACCAAATTAACGTACAAGGCTCAGCAAATGAGCAAAACGCTCAGCTTATTGGCCAAGACATTGCACGTGAAGTGGTTGGTGTTGTTGTAGCGAACATTCAAAGTAATGGTGCAATTATTCGCTCTATACGTGGGGCAGCATAAAAGTAAGTATTTTTATTAGTAAAGTTAGAAAGGTTTAAAACTATGAAAGATTGGAAAATTGAAGCGCCTATAAAAGTTGAAATCAAAGTTATCGTTGTTAACGATAACGGTGCCTCAGGTGAAGTCACCTATGAATTACCCCCTATGGAATTTCCGACACGAGAAAATATTATTAAAGCGATTAATGAAGTATCGAAGAACCCTGCTTTGGCAAAGAATGATTTAAGAATTGCGGATCAAAGAGAGACGTTTGATTATATTACGAGAGAACGAATCGGATCAGATATGACATTTGCATTACCAGGTAGCCCTGAAGACTGGTATGAATAACTATTGGTTGTGTTTTACTATCAGTTAGCTATTATAAATACGCTTTACATATACTGTATGTAAAGCGGTTTCCAGCCGAAAGCTACTCCCCTAAATTTTATACTCGTTACCAGTGTTTTACTTAAAGCCTGGTAACAATGACAGTTCCACTTCCCTTACCCAAACGCCCTAAACGCTCTAATTTTAAGTTAGTGCCGAATAGCCAAGTGCATTTAAACAAAGCCAATAACGCCACTGAGGTGTATGACCTAGAAGGTGCTTATTGGGAATTTGAAATTGAATTAGCCAATGTACCTGAGCGTGAAGCGTTGGCGCTTGATGCGTTCATTGCCAGCCTGCGTGGCCAAGTGGGTACCTTTACCCTGTTTGATTACCGTCGCGAGCAACTTGATAAAGACTTTACTGGGTATGTGCGTGGTGAAAACCAAGACGGTAATACGCTGGTTATTGATGGTTTACCGCTCAACCAAACTTTGTTGGTTGCTGGCGAACGTATGCAAGTTGGCGTTGGCCAAAATACAGAGCTTAAAATTTTAACCAGCGACTTGGTTAGTGATTCACTTGGCCGTGCCACTGTCGTGTTTGAATCTCCCCTGCGCAAAATCCCTGCTGATAACACCTTAATCACCTTTAAACAGCCGCGTGGTTTGTTCCGCCTTGCGGATAACAACCAGGGCATCGATAGCGCTGAATATAAAAAAGGCATTGTCACTAGTTGGAAGATTAAAGGACGGGAGGCGTTTTAATGGAGTCGTTAAACGCTGGGTTACTCGCTGATTTAGCCAATAGTGGTCGCGCCCGTTACTTTGTTCGCCTGGCATTTAAAAGCGGTGATGTATTACTGCATACCGGTGTGGGTGAACGTCGCTTTAAAAACTTAACTTGGCATGGCTTAGGCATGCTGGGCACCGTGAGTGAAATCCCCGCTAATGACAAGAACGACAGCGCCCGTATTCGCTTAACCCTTCACACGCAAGACACTGCTGTACTGGCTGAAGTCGCTGAAAACGACCCTATTGGCCATACCTGCGAAATCTACCTTGTTACCGTGGATGAACACTATCGCGTAAGCCAAAGCCAGCTGCTTGAAAGTGGTTACATTGTGGCTTGCGATGTAGAGCGCGGCGCAGTATCACAAGTCCAATTAAGTGTGGCGGGTGAAAGTGAGCGCTGGAAAGAATCACGCTTACACCAGCGTTGGAATGATGCCACACAACGCGCCCTCTACCCTGATGATGCCTTTTTCAGTGAGCAAGCGTCTGCCAATAAACAAAACCTACCTGACACACAACCTGGTAACTACATAGGAAATAAACGCCGTGAACGCCACCGTTAAACTAGCCGCCTTTATAAACCAACGTAATTGCATGCCGTTTCAGTGGGGCAAAAATGATTGCTGCCTACTCGTTGCTGATTGGATTCGCTTTGCGACAGGCCAAGACGTTGCTGCAGATTTTAGAGGTAAATACCGCTCTGAAAATGGCGCATTTAAACAACTCTTTAAACGTGGTTTAAACGATGTTCAAAGCGTCTTTAAAGACCGTTTAAACCGTGAAATCCCTATTGCGTATGCGCGCCGTGGTGATTGCGCCCTTGTTCAATTTAACGGTGAACTTGTTGGCGGAATTGTGACAGTTAATGCCGTCGTATGTGTTGGCGAAAACGGGCTTGTGACTAAACCTATGAGCTTCGTAAAAGCGGTTTACCCATTGGAGCCGCGTAATGTCTAAAGTTGTCGATACTGTAGTAGACACTGGGGGCGATTTATTCGGCATTGGTCGTAGTATCTATGATAAGACGGTTGGCGCATTGTGGGACTCGCTCACCCCTGATGTGCCTGAAGAGGACCTTGCAACACTTGCTAAAGGTTTACAAAAAGGTATAGACCAACCACGCCGCATTACCTTTGGCCGTGACCGTGTTGGTGGTGTTATTGCACACCAGGCGGAAATTGAACGAGATAAAAAGAAGTTTGTTCAAATGGTGGTGCTAATTAATGGTGCCCCAATTGATGCCCTCGAAGAAATCTACATTGCTGATAAACCGATTACTGAATACCCAAGCGAGAGTTGGGACTATGAATTAAGTGATGGCCGCCATACAACGGCGAACAGTAAAGCCGTTGCTAAAATGGCAGGTTGGACTGCTGAACACATCGGGTATGGCCAAGCACACATTTTTGTTGAGTTTGAAAATAATCGAGAAGTGTTTCCAGATGGTATTAGCGATACTGAGTTTTTAATTCGCGGTGCCCGGGTGTGGGACCCGCGCGATACAAATCAAGACCCTGATGATGAAACCACATGGCTTTGGTCACAAAATGCGGTGTTATGTGCCCTGCACTATGTACGCTTTTACGGGGCGCATGAAGTCCCTTTTGAGCGCTTACCCCTTGAATGGTGGATTGCCGCTATTAACGTGTGTGATGAAGAGGCCGAGTTTACTGATAAAGACGGTAATGTCACGACTGAGCCACGCTACACAACCAATGGCAGCTTTACCTTTACCACAAAACCTCTTGATGTATTAAACCAACTTGAAGCCTGTTTTGCGGGTAAGATTTTTCGCCAAATGGGCCAATGGTATGTGCGTGTGGGTGCCTGGTATGGCAACCCAACTTACACCATTAATACAGATGATGTTCATGGCAATATTAAGATTAAATGGCATGCCGATTTACGCGACCGCGCCAATGTGGTTCGCGCTACATTTACCGACCCCGAGCAAAACTACGAGCGCACAGATGCGCCACCGGTGATATCTTCGGCATACCAGACGCGTGATAACCAGGTATTAGAAAAGTCGATTACCCTGCCTTTTGTTAGAAGCAGTACGACAGCACAGCGCTTAGCCACTATACACCTTGAACAAACACGCTTAGGTGAAATTGAATTACCCCTTAAGCACAAAGGTTTGGCTGCTGCGGTTGGTAGAACCGTTTACTTAAACTTACCTGGTGAATCGATTACAAATAAAATCTACCGTGTAACAGAGCGTCGTTTTCGTTTAGATGGCGGCGTAACGTTAATGTGCATTGAAGATGGCCCAGGCTTATGGGGTGATAACTTAATACCAGGCGCACAAGATTTAACCCCAAACAGTGATTATTTGGTGGGCCGCCCACAGCCCATTTTTGATGTACGGGTGACAATTGATGGCGATGGAAACGGCATTGTAAAGTGGAACCACCCTACACCGCTTGCTGTACATGAATACGATGTTGAGTTTATTAATACATCATCAACAGAGCCTGTATTTAAAACAACTGTAACGTACACACAAGTTACTATCCCTAAGCTGGCGCTTGGTGAATACACCGCTCGTATTAGCGCTAGAAATATTTTTGGCCAACGCTCTGATACAGTCGGTGTGCAGTTTAGCGTACTTACCCCATCGATACCGGTTGTGCATATACTGGCTGATTACAATCAAATTACCCTGACAGCCGAGCTTGCTGCAGCAGGCATTGGTACCCAGTTTGAATGGGAGTTCTTAGGGACTACAGCTCAGCCGCAATCGGGTGAACGTGTTTTAGCACAGATTTATAACCGCATTGGTTTGAAGAGCGAAACCGAATACAACTTTAGAGTACGCAGTGTGAACCACTTAGGTTCATCCGCGTGGGTGGATGTATCGGCCACCACAACGACAGTCGACTTAACTGAATATATCAACGAGCTTCCCCTTACGCGTTTAAGCCAAGAAGCACAAAATTTAATTAACGATATTAATCAGCAAGTCGACCGTTTACGCCCTGAGACTGAGAATAACTTACCGTCGCTTATTGCGAAGAATATTGATGCGATTACAGGTCTTGCTGAAAAAGTAGAGGTCATTGATGCAGAGAACCCAAACAACTTACAAAGCAAGCTTGCACAATCAAACAGTAAAATAAATGATTTAGAGCGTGTCACTGAAGTACTGGATGGAACAAAGAACAACAGCCTCCCTGCGCTAATCAAAATTAATCAAATCGCCATTGAAAGCCAGCGCCTTGAGCAGCAGGATTTAGGCTTAACGCTCATCGATGTATCGAGCGCTTATACTAATTGGCGTAATGAATACGAACGCAGAGCGTTTAATAATGAGCGTTTAATCGATGCGGCTGTGTATGTTGATCCAGATACCGGCACAATCGTTAATCGCGCATTTGCCTACACAGATGAAAGCTTTGAAAGCGCCCAGCTACTTATTGAAGGTGCAGAAAGTAAAATTACGCTCAATGCGAAGCAAATAGCGCAATCACAAAACCGTATTACGCAAGCCGAAGCAACGTTAGTCATTCAAGCGGCCCAAATCAATCAACGGGCGACCTTTGCACAAGTTGAAGGCCAAATAGCCGGTGCCCTTGCAGCATTACAGCCTGCCTACAGCTGGCAATTTAATACAGGCGTTGAAGGCTTTACGGGCACGGATAGCCATAACGCCCAAGGCTATATTGTCGCGACGAGCCAAATTGTGACACCAACAGTCAGCTTTGATGCATCTGAAAACCCGATGTTTCGTATTCGTGTGCGTAAGCATACGGGCTCAACATGGAAAGGGAATATCACCTTTAATGGTGGCGCTACCCTGCTCCATTTACGTGAGCCAACGACGGATGATTGGGAAACGTTGACCCTTGATGCAACTGGCACAGCAGGTTATGCGGGTACAATCACTAGCCTTGCGTTTGATTTAGGCTCATGTGATATCGACTCTATAGAAGTCGGCAAACGTGGCGCGAATGACTTGGCCCTTGCTGATATTACTGCTCGTACGACAACACTTGAAAATGATATCAATGCGCGCACCGGTATCATGGCCCAGTACGCAACCACTGCGTGGGTTAATGCACTAGGCTTTCAAACGCAAAGTAACGTTCAAGCGTTAATAGACTCGTTTAATACCCAATACAATATTAGTGCTGTATTACAGTCATTTTCTGACAACGACACAATCTTAAAGGCGAATGCCGCACAAACTTGGATTGATGGTGCTAATGCCAAGATACGCGAGCAAGTAAACAGTGTTTTAAACAGTGAAAATGGCGTAAATGAGCGAATTGCGACTGCTGAGCGAAGCCTAGACGCAATCCAGGGCGAAATAAGCCAAAGTGTTAGCCAAATCAGCGGCCTTGAACTTGATGTTAAAAGCCAGGGCTTAGCAGACATTATCCAGGCATATAACCAGCTGCAGCAAGACAAGGATTTAGCTGAGCAAGGCTATAGCTTAGCTGTTGCTAATGAAAAGCTCACTGCTGTTACCAATGATGTTGCCTCTATTTCATCGCAACAATTAGAGCTTGTTAGTGCTTTTGCACAAAACCAAGCCTATTTAACAAGCTTAAACCAAGCTTTTGCTAATGAGCGCTCAGCACGTAGTAGCGCTGAACGTATCCTACGCGCTGAAATTACACGTGAAGGTGAACGCTCAGTTGCCCAGGCGAATGAGCAATTAACGGCAATGGTGGGCTATTGTGTTGATGCACAAGGAAACCGCGTAGATGAAATAGATGCAATGGCATGTATCGCTGCAGGTCATCAATGGATAGATGGTCCATTGATAGAGCTTATCAATGAATATACGGCGGTATTTGTCACAGATAAAGGCTATCAAACTGCTGCTAATGTAGAGCAGTTTATCAGCACACTTGATAGTCAATACGGTGTTACAGCGACCATTCAGCAAATCAACGAAGATGGCATTATTGACGCAGCCAAAGAAGCGAAGCAATGGGTTGATGGAGCGAATGGCACTATTGAAAACATCATTACGCAATTTGTTAATAAACCAAATGGTATCAACGATAACATCGCCTTTGCGTATGATTTAATACAAGCAAATGCCGATGATATTAGTGTAACGGCCACAGTACAGCAGCAACTAAGCGT